GTTTGACCCACAGTCCGATGACTACTATAATGAACTAGATCAGCGTATGCGGGCAGAATTTCCGCATAAGCTTAACGGTGGTAGCAGACGGCCCGCTCAGACGGTTGCTTCCGTATCCCGCAATACTTCTGGGCGCAGTAGTGGGAAAAAGGTTAGACTCACCCCTAGCCAAGTCGCAATAGCGAAGAAATTGGGTGTGCCGCTTGAAGAATACGCGAAATACGTGAAGGAGTAAGGTAATGAGTGAACAGACAATTAATCGGACTTCTCGCGCAACACAAACTCGGGAGAAAACGGCAAGGCGTAAGCCGTGGGCTCCCCCGTCTATGTTGGATGCACCACCTGCACCGGATGGTTTTAAGCATCGTTGGATCCGGGCTGAAACCCGTGGTTTTGACGATACTAAAAACGTCAGCGCAAAACTGCGCGAAGGTTGGGAACTGGTTCGTAAGGATGAGTACCCCGACTTTGAGGCCCCGGTAATCGACTCAGGTAAATACGCAGGTGTGTTTGGAGTAGGTGGACTTATTCTTGCTCGTATACCGTTGGAAACGGTTGCAGAACGGAAGGCATATTTCGATCAGAGAAATGCTGACCAGATGCAGGCTGTGGACCACGATATGATGCGCGAGAATGCTCATTCAACCATGACGATTACTAAACCTGATCGTCAATCTCGTGTAACCTTTGGCGGTCCACAAAGATAAGGGCCGTCCTGATTAGGAGAAAAATCCGATGGCAAATGCAAATACTGCCTATGGTCTTCGTCCTATCGGGCTTGTTGGAAGTGGTGCTAACTCTACCGGTGTAACCGAGTACGAAATCGCATCCAACAACACCAATGCCATTTATCAATACGCTATTGTCACCCCTACGGCGGCAGGTGTTATTGATTATGCTGGCGCGACAAGCGGCGGCACAACCCCGGCTCTTGGTGTCCTGATGGGCGTTCAATACCACGACTCAGTTCAGAAGAAGCCTGTTTGGCTGAACTACTGGCCGGGTTCTGGTTCCGTAAGTGTTGACACCAACTACCCTGTAAAGGCTCTGGTTGCTGACAACCCTAACCAACTGTTCAAAGTTGCGTCTGACGCATCACTAACTGACCGTGCAACTGCACTGGCCGGTGTGTTTGCTAACGCATCTCTTGGCACATCTGCACGTACTGGCGACTCCAACACTGGTGCCGCTAATGGTGCACTTAGCGTGTCTTCAATCGCAACAACTGCTACTCTGCCTCTGCGTATCGTTGGCATCATGGATGATGAAGCTAACAGCGATTACACAGCCGCGGGTATCCCGTTGATTGTTCGTTTGAATGCACATTTCAACGCAACCATCAGCCGTTTTGACTCGCAGACTACTGCGACTTCAACGGGCGTTTAAGGAGGGGATAGAAAATGGCTATTTCTCGCGCACAACTAGCGAAAGAGCTTGAGCCCGGCCTAAATGCCTTGTTCGGTCTTGAGTATGATCGCTACGAAAACGAACACGCTGAGATCTTCGACGAAGAGTCATCAGATCGTGCATTCGAAGAAGAAGTGATGCTCGGTGGCTTCTCAACAGCACCAACCAAAGGTGAAGGCGCAGCCATCACTTTTGACGATGCTCAAGAGACATACACTGCTCGTTACACCCACGAGACAATCGCACTGGCGTTCTCAATCACTGAAGAAGCGATTGAAGATAACCTGTACGACCGTCTGGCATCTCGCTACACCAAGGCTCTGGCCCGTTCAATGGCGCAGACCAAGCAGATTAAAGCTGCCTCAATCCTGAACAATGCGTTCAGCACAGGTAGCCCAATCGGCGACGGTGCAGCACTTTGCTCTTCAGCACACCCATCACTGTCAGGTAACCAACGTAACCAGTTGACTACCGCAGCCGACCTCAACGAGACTTCTCTTGAGCAGATGCTGATTGACATTGCGGGGCTGACTGACGAGCGTGGTCTGAAGATTGCTGTTCGTGGTACAAAGCTGATTATCCCGAAAGAACTGCAATTCATTGCAGAGCGGGTCATCAACTCAAACCTACGTTCAGGTACAGCGG